GAAGGTGTTGCTCTCCCCGACATCGATGTCGCCGGTTTCCAGATTCACGACGGGCTTGGCCTTTTCATCGACCATAAGGTCAACAACGCCAAGTTCATGGATGGAATTTATAAAATCGTTGTATTTTGATTCCGACCTTTTATCGAGAACTTCAACTCGGCAGTAGGCGTCTCGGGCTCTTCCAATTTCACACGGAACATCCTCTTCATACGTAAGCTTAACGAACATGTCGTAAGGATTTTTGTAATATGCCACTGAAGCCTTACCATCAGATATATCAAGAATACAGAAACCACGGTAATCATTATAATCACCCCAATTAAACTGAAAACAACTGCCAATATAATTGATGTTGTCGCTATTAGAACGAATGTGATAGTGACCAGAAAATACTGACTTAAACTGAGCGAAGATGTCTTTGTCGTCACCATGTCTTGCTAAAATTCCTTTTGTTTGTTCGAAACCCTTAAGTTCCAAGTGGGCCATGCAATATTTTGCGGTTGAATTCTTGATATCTTCCAGATCGGAGGCGCGGTTAGCCGGGGCCATCCATGGCAGCATCAGAAACTCGGTTCCCTCAATGACGACGTTCGTCGGCTGAGTATAGACATGAAAACCATATTCAGGGTTCAAAATCTCCGAAAGGGAGTTGACGACGTTGGTGTTTTTGAAGTATGTGTCGTGGTTGCCCAAAATGATATGAAAATCCAGACCACGAAATTGAGAGCGGAATGCCATCGGCTCCAGAAAATCCTCTCGGAGGCGCTTCGCCGTCTGAATGTTCAGTTGTCGCCGGTTATCGACAAGATCACCCAGATGAATGACATGCTGGATGTGAAACTTGTCGATGAAGGGGAACAGGACGTTATCATAAAACTTCTTTTGGTACTCATAGAAGGCGACGTTATCGTTACGGCACCCTGCATGAGTATCACCCATAAGCAAAATTTTCAAGTGTTATCGCTTTCCTACTTTGTTGAGATAGTCCTTGCGTGTGAACACGTCGGGCTTCTTCTTGGTAAGGGCCTCGTTGAGATAGTCACGGCAGGCCTCAAGACGAAGCTGCATGTTGTACATCTCGTTCTCGCGCGTCGCCGCCTTGAATTTGTCCACCAGATTGAAAATGATTTCTGGTACTAGGTTAAGTTGTTCGTGGTTCATCGTTCTTCCTTTTCTTTAAATTCTACTCCAGTAGGAGTAGTAATAAATTCTAATTTTATATATTCAATAGGTTCTTTAGGTTTGTAGTATATTGTTCCCAAACCAGTCTCTTCATCGAACTTGATATCAACATTTTCATGACCGTACTTCTCCTGAAGAGAATAGCAAGTTCGGAGAGCATAGATATGATAATCCTCATAATCGACCCCATGAGTTTCTTTCCAGTTGTCCAACCATTCAATCAATTCATTAAAGTTCGACATTATCTATCTTCTTCTTTCTGTTCTTGGAGTAATCCAAATTCTTGTGAGTTGCATAATTATTTTCTTTGGACTTGACGGCCTCAAATTCATTAATCACCTTATTGTGATCGTCATTGTTGAAGGATTCGAACATCTCGTCGCCGCCAAAATCATTCATAAAAGTTCTTTCAAAATTCTTGTGTTTGATGTACTGTTCCTTCTTCTCCTTGGCGATACGTTGGAGGAAGACGTTCCACGCCGTCTGCGAGAAGTAGGCGAAGGGGTTCGGATTCTCCTTGTTATAATTGACATCGAATTTTTCGACCTTCTCGATCATTTTTTCGATGGCGTCTAGAACCATTTCTTCTTTGAAGGAATAATTCGTGAAGTTGAATTTGTTGGAGAGATTGGTGGCCAGCTTGATAATACACTCTCCAATGTATTTTGGAATGATGGGTCTGGGTCCGTCTCCAGCCGCGATGAGGGCGTCATTATATGCGACGAGACTTCTATAGAAATCGGGACCGTTGATATAATTCTTGGTGGACTTAGGCTTCCTTACAATACTACCACGCTTTTCGTCAGTTTTCAATTTTTTTCCTTTTCTTCTTTTTGTCGTTTGATTATACTAGGTTTTTCATGGATGTCAAACTTTTTTTTAGAAATGTAAATTTTTCGCTTGACAGACCAAAATTTTTGGCGCTATAATTAAACTCTTACTTTCTCCCAACCAAACCTTAAGGTTCCTCATGTACTTTACCCAACTAGAAATATGGGGAAGAACGTTAACAAACGCGACTACCTTAATGTACTTTAAGGAACAGTAATTCTTTAAGGTTTTATAATGTCCCTAGTGATCCTTAATGTTACCTTAATGTAACTAATAGGGGCCTAAAAGGGGCGATTTCACTTCAGATTGATGGTATATTCCTTGAAGGGAAATTCTTCCTCGGTGTACATTCGGCGTCTTTCCAGCATGTGGAGCAGAGTCGTATTCTGAAATTTATCTGTGAGGTCATCTGAAATGTCGAAGACTGTTAAATCTTTCTTTCCCGGATTCATTCTAAGGCCTCGCCCAACAGACTGGAGAGTTCGAATTCTGGATTTGGAGGGGTGGGGAAAAATTAAATTGTTCAACTTCTTGATGTTGATCCCGGTCGAGAAGACGGTGCTACAAACCGTGATGGAGTTCTCCAAGGTTTCAATATGATTAATTAATTTTAATCTCTCATCCGCACTATTGCCACCATCTATGTAAAATACAGGGACCGTGGCTTCCTTTAGAATTTCCTCATACATGCGCCGCCCATGATCCTTCATTCTGAACATGATGAAGGTGTTGCCGCTTAGGGAGATGGCGAGGTTCTTGATGAACCGGGTTCGTTCCTCTGAATTCAGAATATAATTTATTTCATCTTGGTAGTTGATTTTTATCTGATTCTCCCTATATAAGGAGTTCAGATGTTTCAGCTTCAAAATCTTGAAGAAGACCGGAGCCGAGAATCCTCTATCTATTAAATCCTTGGTCGAGATGAATTTATAGATGGGTCCAAACGAGGCCTTGATGGACATGATGGACAATTCATCTTCCTGAAGGGTTCCGGTGACGCCGATCCGAACCTTGGTCTTGGTCGTCTTCTTCATCATCTTGGTCAGCGTCTTGGCTTGGAAGGTGTGAACCTCGTCGGCAATGATCACTTCCTTGTCGTCAAACCATCCTTTATCCTCGTCATAGATAGACTGGTAGGTGGAGATGATCAGCTTCTCGTTTGTCTCCCGGCCTTCTCCTTCCATGATCAGATGGGCCGATCCCTGATATCCGTAGTCCCTGAAGTCGTTGAATATCTGATTCACCAGAGCCGTGGTCGGCACGATGATCAGGGTTCGACGGTTAAAATATTTGTAAAAAAGATACATGATGAGGGACTTCCCGGAAGAGGTTGGGCTGAGACCGATCATCCGGTAGTTTCTGACACCCTTGATGAAATATTTTAATTGATAATCTCTGACCTGATACTTTTCAGGGAGATTCAGCGTCTTGATGAATTCCAGCGCCTCGTGTTCGGAAAATTCTTCCGCCGCGTAGTTGCCCTCGATTTCAAACTCATAATTATTTTCTGTCAGGAACTTCGCCAGATCAGGCAGCAGACCATTGAAGAAGGAGTTGTCCATGATATTGAAGAAGTTGATCCAGCCGTTCCATCGTCTCTTCCGATAGGAGGGATCGAACTGGTAATCCTTGGGACGGTAACGAAACCTCTCATTAATTTCTCTTCTGATCGAAGTCTCTGCAAGAATTTGACAGTAGACTTCGTTGATTTTTCTAATTGTTATCAATTACCACTGGCCCACTTCTTAAAATTAATTGCTGAGTTGATCTGATAACTCCTGTTATTGATCATGTCGATGATGGATTTTAAGGTATTAACCTTCTCCCGCTGATAAGATACCCGCAAGGACTTCTTGATGATGTCGGGATCGGCGTCGAGGAAACCTTCAATTTCACTCTTTAGAATCTTGCCCTTGGGCGGCAGGGTCCATAGCTTGGCTTCCTCGGCGGAATCGACGCCATAGACCAAGAAGTCATTCTTCGCCTGTCGATACGTCTTGTATTCGGCCTGTTCCATCGCAAGCTGAAGATTCTCCTTGGCGTAGTAACGGAGGTATTTGGCATGAAGCTTGGGAATTTTAAGTGAGTCTTCATCTAGCGCCAACTCATTGGTGCCGACATCCGAATCCCACTGATCCAGTATTTCATCTAACGTCATAGTTTCTCCTTATAATGATTAGTTATTATATCACAAATCTAGGATTAAGGAAGAGAAATATGATACTTCAAGTAAGAAAAGTTAACAGTAGAATCCATATAACTCACTGTTCCATCCTTGGTCACGAACTGTGGACCAGATAAAAAGATAGGAGAACATCTTTCAAAGTTGAAAACCAAAGTGACCTGATGTTGTGAATCCATGGCGAATAGCTGTAGGTCCGAATATAGTCCATAGCCTGTATAATTTGGGGTGGATTCTAGCTGGGTATAATTCTTCCCGGTGTTGGTAGGATTACCAATTGCCGTCATCCAGTTGTGCATTTCGAGCCAGTTCTGAAATTGATCATCGATCTTGAACGTCAGCGTAAGGTCGTCGTAAATCAGATGATCCCCCTGCATCGGCACTCGCAGGGATGGGCTAGGGACTCTAGCAGCCGGTAGGGTGATGTTCGGCACCTTGAACGTCTGACACCAATATTCAGTCGCCGGGGCTCGTTTGAGTACGAACTTGAAATTCAGTTCTGATTGTAAATTCAGTGAGATAGGGTTTTCGGATAGGACGGTCATAGAATTCCTCTTTTATATATTTATTTCTCTTGACAGGGGTGTTTTAGAATGGTATTTTGAATTTCAAATGAAGGAGAATTCATCATGGCTCGTAGTGCTGTAGATACGTATGGTCGTCCCTATGCCTTGGTTTCGGAAGTCGTGGAGGGGTCTGTCGTCATTGTCGATCCCGGCGTCGATTGGATGAGGCCCTTCGATTGCATGAGGCCCTTCGATTGCATGAGGCCATGGTCTGAAAAGGTGGTTAAGTTCGATAATACGAAGCTGAAGAATTGGGGATATGATGCCTCCCTCTATATAGATTGCGACGAGGGCCAACACTTTCTCTGTGGACAATATGAGGATGCGTCTGGAGTCGAATTTTACGTTGGTATTTACATGAAGGGAACAATCTAATGACATTTAAAGCTGGTGATGAAATTGAATGCATCGATGCTGGTATATTTCATCTTACTGTCGGAAAAAAATATAAAGCTATTGAATTCAATCGTCATGATAACGGGAAATCACATGTCATAATTGAAGACGATGATGGTCGTGAGAGTGTATATTACACCTATAGATTTAAACTTCATGATGACGTGAAGGAAGAATTCCATGTTAATTATGGTTCCGTATTTACCTTTTCCTCGCTTGAGGAAGCGGAGGCCTTTGTCAAAAAAAGTAATCGGAAGGAAGATTATGCAACCATCTCTAAGTCTAAGGTGGTCAAGGTTTTGAAGAAAAGTGTTCCAGTTACAGTTTGGAAGAAAAGTGTTTCAGTTCCAGTTTGGGAGGAAATAAATGTTTAAGAAAGATGATCGGCTTATCTGTGTTGACGGCATGATGGGCCATACTATTCTCGTAAAACAGGGTTATGAATATGTTGTTTCCCGAAACCAAGTCGAAAAAGCCTATGTCGATGTTTATGAAGTAGGTGGTGATGAACACACCATTACAGGCATGTATGCCGGTAGATTTAAATTGATTGAACCGCCGATGAAGAAGCAGGAAAGGTTTATCGTCGCCTTCGGTCAGCCGAAGGCCTTTGCCTCCGAGGCCGAGGCATTGGAATTTATCAAAGGTATGACGATAGGTGTGGAAGTCTTAAAAGTGGAGTGGACAAAAATTGTTTGATCATCGTTTCAATCGTCTGTGGCTCGACATGGATGGGGTGCTGGCCGACTTCGACAAGGCGGCTATCCCCATGATGGATGGCGTCTCCCCAGAGGTTTTTGAAAAGACGCGCGGATCGGAGGAATTCTGGAAACGGATCAACTCCAACCCGACCTTCTTTGCTGATCTGCCGCTGATGGAAGACGCCATGGATTTGTATGGTGCCGTCAAGAAGTATCGCCCCATCATCCTGACAGGTGTGCCGAAGGCCGTGGAGGCTCATCGAAGCCAGAAGGTCGATTGGGGCCTGAAGCACTTCGGCAAGTCCCAGATCGTCATTCCATGTCAGGCGAAGCGTAAGTCTGAATATCTTCTGCCGGGAGACATCCTAGTGGATGATAGGACCGTCTACAAACACCTTTGGGAAAAGGCCGGTGGAATCTATATCGTTCATAAGTCTGCCGCTCAGTCCCTTGAGGAATTGTGGAAATTGGGAGTTCTGGTTTGAAAACCATCTACGTCATCACCGCCACGGTCGGTGATTATTTCTCAAAGACAAGGCCATATTCTTGCGTGGCGGCTTACATTGATCGGGATGTCGCCGCGCAGGATATAGAGGATTTTCGAAGTATGAATAATGAAAACCTCGCGAAGTTCGACGCCGAATATCAATATTGGGTTTTGCATCGTGATACCCCTTATCCGGTGAGGGAAGATCGGATGGTTTATGATATTCTGGAATTGAAACTGAATGAAAGGGTTTCCGAGTGACTTTGAAATTTTATTGGACTCATGATGGAAACCAGCACCATGCCGCCGTCGCCAAGAGCATGAAGGCAGCAGCGAAGATTCTAGGCTGCTCCATTCATGAATTTAAAACTCATGGTGGATCGTGTGAGATGCTAGAGGCCTGTTATATCAGGAATTTTCCTCGTATGACCGATGAGGAATATAAAAATTCTCCCGGCCCTTGGTATCAGCCGATTGTTTTTAGGAGTGTCGAAAAAGAAAGATATCCATGGTCATTGACAAAATATAAAAAGAAGTATAAGATTCTCGGCAAGAATGAATTTGGGGATGATATAAAGGAATTGGTTTATGAGCAATAACAGCATGATCGTCGCGCGTGTGGTGGGTAGAATTTCTCTCATCAACGAGTTTTTGAAGCTTGAAAACTGGATCGAAGTGGGTTATAATGAGGGCAAGGGATTTTATCTGGGTCTTCCAGAGAATGATTTCACCCACATGCTGATGAAGAAGCGTTACTACATCAACGCCGGGACGGAAAGCGCCGTGAATTTTCTTCTCAATCGTTACGAGGAAGTCTTCATGGAAGAAGTCTTTGATAATATCTTCGAAATGGTCACCCAAAATTTCGAGAAATCTATGGATGATTTCTTTCAGACAGCGGTGGCTGCGGAATAAATAGAATAAATATTGATGCGGGATATATCAGCAGCAGATTGCTACGCTCATAACGTGGAGGCCGTTGGTGCAAGTCCAACTCCCGCAACCATTTCTAAGTTTGACCCTTGGGGAAAGTAACAGAGACTTCCTCTTAATCGTAATAACTGCTGGCAAAGCCGATAAAGTCTTTCTCAGGACCGTGCAGTTGCGAAGGGTCGATGCTTTGATTGGGTGTGGGGAAGTCTGGCCGTTCCCGGAAGTTTTGGAAACTTCAGCCCGTAGGTTCGAATCCTACCACCCGAACCAATCTATCTATTTTAAAGGATGAAAAAAATGAAACGTTGGTTTTTGTATTATTGGTATATGTTTTGTGTCGCCGCCGTGGCATTGATCATAGGAATTCCGTATCTCCTTCGAAATTTATTCGAACAGATGGCTATCTTTATCGACTGGTGTGTGGTAGACAGGAGTCTGGCCAGACGGGTAGTGAAATACCTCGATAAACTAGAAATGAAAATGGACGAAAACTTCTAACATGAAATGTGAATAAAATGAATTTCAAGAGCAAGCAGGCGATTTTCGACTACGTGGGTGCCTTCCTCTTCAAGCAGGCGGTTCAATCAAAAAATGGTAATGGTTCATGCCAATACCGTGGTCCTAATAAAACCATGTGTGCTGTCGGCTGCATCATCCCAGACAAGTTTTATAGTTCTAACTTCGAATCACTCTCCGTTAGTGGTTTGATTAAGGATCATGATTTTATTATTCCGTGGTATATCAAACGATATGCCAAATTTCTTGATGAATTCCAGATTTTTCATGATGCTGCTCATAACTGGAACGAAACCGGCCTGAAAGTTGATCGTCTGATTGCTTTTGGTAAGCGGCACAAGTTGGACACTTCCAAGTTTCAATAAATAGAATACGTTTATAAGTCACACGCCTTCATTAAGGTCCGATGACTACTCTTTTGATCAAAGAGTAGAGGTTGTCTAAGGGTAAGAGGAAGTGGCGCAATTTGAATATGGGCTTCGCTCAGGGTAAGCTGGAATCCCTTGCACGGAATCTGAGTAGGGTTCGAGTCCCTAGTGGTCCACCATATTAGGTCAGTTGTAGTTTGGTGATAAAAAATAAATAGATCAAATGGGTTACTACTCAGTTAAAGACACTGATCTGTCTGTAAAACAGAAGCCTTTGCGCGTGGCTAGGAGCGTTACCTAGGTGACCCACCATTTTTAAGGATTTGTCATGAATTGGGATGAATATTTTATTGGCTTCGCCCGTCATGCGGCGAAGAAATCCAAGGACCAGTCCAGCAAGGTCGGCGCTGTCATTGTAAAGGACAAGCGGGTCATATCGACGGGCTACAATGGATTTCCTTCCGGCGTGGATGATGACGTGCCAGAGAGACACCAGAGGCCTCTGAAATACTCATGGACGATCCATGGGGAAGAGAATGCCATCGCCATCGCGGCGAAGTATGGCATTGCCTGTGAGGGTGCCTCGATCTATGTGACGCCGTTCCATCCGTGTTCCCGGTGTGCTGGCAGCATCGCGCAGGCCGGGATCAGGGAAGTGATTATTGATGACATCACCGACAATCCGCGATATGCCGAGGATTTTATCATCGCGAAAGAAATTTTTGCGGCGACGGGTATACAAGTTCGAAGATTTGGTGTAGAAGAATAAATAGATTCTTTGATCCCCTGTAGCTTAGTGGTAGAGCGGCAAGCTGAAGAGTTGCGCGGCGGTGGTTCGATTCCATCTGGGGGAACCATAGTCTAAGTTGTAGGTAAAATGGGCGGATACATGAACCTTCGTAGCTTGGTTGTGGGTGACTCGTAGTGGAACCCTCATAGTTGCTTCAGTTGTGGGTACAATCGGCCTGTATGAACCCTCACTCTATTTCGGTGATCTTTCCACCATTCTTCGCGAGACATGCCGCCACGACGACCTTCGGTGTACATCCCTT